TATGCCACAAGAAAAAACAATGAATTTAGATCAGATCAAAAATGAACTACTTCGCTACATCAGCACCAAACCTAAAGTATTGCAATCTGCGATACTGTCTAAAGAGATTTTGCTCAACGCACACTCTCGTACCCTCACCAAGGTAAGAGGCGAATACGTGTCGTTGCATTCACTCATAGGGCACGTAGTACAGGGCTTCAACTCTAAAAAGTGGACTCCCTATGGTGAATTGCAATTCCGTAAAAAAATAATGAAAAACTTCCATCAAAAGGTGGATTTTGAACTTGATCCTGCCGAAATACTCGGTACAGTGCTTGAGGAAATGTACGACGAAGGAAAGAGTTTGAAAGACAAATCAATCTCTAAACACGCTATTGATTTGCTCTTGAAAAAAATCATCTCCGACGTGAACATCTTATCGGTTACTGGTAAGTACGATGCCTCCAAGATAGGACTTCCCACACCCGAGTTTGGCACTTCTATGGACGGACTTAACGAAATCATCGCCAAAGGATTGAAGAATACCGAAAACCCGTACTTCCTCATTCCTGCCGATGCTATAACCAGTACTAACATCATCGATGTAGTAACCGCCTATGAGCGTGGCTTACCTGCGGGAGCGAAAGACCAAGTAAAGAAAATCTTTATGAGCGTTACCGATGCCGAGAACTACCAAATTGCCTACGAAGACAAGTTCGGGCAAAACAAGTTCCAAGACAACGCCCTCAAAACCCGCTTAGGTAAACGCGAAATCGTGGCTATTCCTAACCTCAAAGACGGTACCATTGTATCAACCGTCGAAAATGGTTTTGTGAAGATGGTTGACATCATCGACAATCCTGCTACTATCACCGATGTACAAGTAGATAAACGTATCTTGAACATTTTGGGTGAATTTACTTTAGGCTATGATTTTGCAATCAATGAGCTTACTTATGTGTACACTTCCGACGGCACCAAAAAACGCGGATTGAACAACAAAGACCTCAATGAGCTCTACTACCCTGAAGAAAAAGGATTAGAAGCTTAATAAGGTTTCGGGGTCAAGGTTCACCCCCTGACCCCTATCCTCTAACCCCTAACACCTAATTAAAATGGCAAAAGAAGAAAAAAATACACCTGTCGTAGGGTCGAATGGCAATTCGCCCTCAAATGGCAATTCGCCCGAAATTGATAACGCCTCTACCGAAAGCAACGATACACAAGTGAAAGCCCTCAACGAGAGAGAAGAAGCCCTCAACCGCCGTGAACAAGCACTGAATGAGGTTGAAAAACAGCTCAACGCACGCGAGCAACAACTCAACCAATTGGAAGAGCAACTCAAGGGAACACCCGAAAAACCAACAGAAGAAGCCCCTCACAAAGGACACGAGTTTACATTCCGCAATGTGAGTTACAAGTTTGCCGACGATGCGCCTCAAATGTTGCTTATCGGCGGTGAAGCCCTCTCACAAGAAGAAATCGCTAATGACGAGGATCTACTCCTCCAACTCATCGGCGGTCACTCACCCCTAATTAACAAATTAACAAATTAGTACTATGGCAAAAAATTGTTTTGATAACGTTCCCCACGAAAGCCTCGACGCTTGTCCTAACGACGAAGTAAGCGGAGGCATCAGCACGCGCATTTTGTACGCCCCAAAAGCGTTTGTTGATAAATGCGTATTGCCCGCCAATACTGGCGAACTCGGCAAAGCCAACACTATCGAAGACGGTAACCTTACCCTTATCGCTACCAAGAATTTCAAAGGTATAGATGCTCAGATAGACGAGGGAGAGCTTAAAACCTCACTCGTTGGCAATGCAGGCAATAAAAAAGCTAAAACTGAGTTAGAGCTAAAAATACCTCGCTTTAGCGATGTAACCCTCGACTTCATCAGCCGTTATAAGAACGTGCCGATGATATTCGTAGTCCCCGATGCCCAAGGCACGCTATGGGTAATAGGCACCAAGATTAACCCTGCTTATATGGATACTGCCGAAGCTACTACCGGCAAAAAAGCCGAAGATGATAGCGGTATTACCCTCAAAATCATCACAAACTCAAAACTGTACAAGTATGCAGGAACAATTGCCGAAGCCTAAGACTATCGCAAATGACGAGAAGCAAATAACGAATGCCGAATTACAAATTACGAATGATTCGGCATTCAAATCATTGCTACCGAATGGCACTGCCTATTTCACCAAGCCCAAAGAATTAGGTGGCGGATTGGAGGCAGTAGACTTGAGTCGTATTCCTTACAATGTCAAAAGCCTATACCTCGCGGGCTTTCCTTACTATGCTTTGCAAGAAGAAGCTGCCGAGCTATTAAAATCACTCAGCACCGAAACCCTGCAACAGCTCATAGAAAAGAAAAAACAACAATACCCGCCCGATGTCCCCATTTTGGAACGCGCATTGGCATTGAAAAAAGCTGTTAGCCCTAATGTCTAATTACCGAGAACAATACAAGCGTTTACTCATCGAGTACGAACGCCTTGGAGGCAATCTTCAAGGCGTTCCTCGCTTTCATTCCTTAGAGAACGAGGCAAAGCTCAAAGCAAAACTCAAAAGCCTCACCCCCCGTTCCCCCCTCTCCGAAAGCGAGGCAAACAATCCGAAAATCGACAACAAGCCCGCTGTTCACTATTCACTTTTCTCTGTTCACTTAATCTCCGATTATCCCCAAGCCCTGCACCCCGTATACCTCGCCAAGAAAACCCAATGGCTACAAGCCTGCTCTCTCAAGCTAAGCCTTAATGCCCTCCCAGCCGACCAAGAAAGCCAAGCCCGCGCCCTACAGCAGCAGCTATGGCAACTATTTGAGGAAATGGACGCCTGCGATACCGTGCTCGACCATTGGATCAAGTACAAACGCATATTGCTACCCACTGCCCCTTCACAAGAAGAAGCCTTAGATAAGTTGAGTCCTACACAACTCGTACAACGCCTGCACACCCTGCGTAGTAATATCGTATCGAGGGAAAAAAGCCTAAGAAAGTGGGTACTACAAGCCGAGAGCCTCACCACCCCCGAAGAGGGCGACAAAAGAGAAAACTACACGCTAATAGAAAAAATATTCAGAAAAACCGAAGAATTAAAGCAACTGAAGCTGTTAGTGAAAACAATTGAAAAAAAGATAAATGTAAAATAACATTTTAGGAGGATAAAAAAGTCCTCCGTTATTAAATAAAAAATTCCTACATCTTTTAAAATAATAGCCATCAGGCACGGAGGACTTATGTTTTTCCGCCTGCTGGCTATTTTATTATTTAGATGTAGGAGGTGCAAAGATACAAAATAATTTTAAATAACAAGTAAAATAATGAAATCTATATCAAAAATTTGGCAAAGAACACCCATAAGTTATTATGGAGGAAAACAAACTATGCTTCCTCATATTCTACCACTAATACCCCAACACAATATATATACAGAGCCTTTCTTTGGTGGTGGAGCTGTATTTTGGGCTAAAGAACAAACAAAAACAGAAATTATAAATGATTTCAATGCTAATGTTTTCAACTTCTATAAAGTATTGAAAACTGATTTTGAAGAATTAAGAATGTTAATAGAAAAAACTATTATCAGCCGTGATGCTTATAAATCAGCATTAGTAATTTATAACACACCCCATTTATTTTCAGAAAAACAAAGAGCGTGGGCATTCTGGTTTGCTACAAATTTTGGTTTTTCTAATCAAGTAATGAATTGCAGAATTACTTCTAATTCAAAAAATGTAAAACTTTTGAATAATAAAATAGAAAGTTTTACTGATGTATATTCCCAACGATTGAAAAATGTACAATTAGAGAACAATGATGCTTGTGAAGTAATTCAAAAACGAGATTCATTAGATACATTTCACTATTGTGATCCTCCTTATGTTGGGGCTAACCAAGGTCATTATGGTGGTTATACACAAGAGCATTTTAATGAATTGCTAAAAACTTTGTCTCAGATTAGAGGAAAATTTATTTTGAGTTCTTATCAGAATGAGGAGCTGACAAAGTATGTTAATCAATTTGGTTGGAAACAACACAAAGTATTACTACACTTAGGAAGTAGTCACACAAAAAACAAAAAAAGACAAGAAATATTAACTTTAAATTTTTAAATATGCAAGAAATATTAGCACCTTTAGAATGGTATACCGTTCAAAGAAAAGTTTCGGAACTTGTCCCTTACGAATACAACCCCCGAAAAATATCCGATTTAGACAAAGAACGTCTCAAAAAATCATTAGAAAAGTTCAATTTGGTAGAAATTCCTGTGATTGATATTGACAACACTCTCATAGGAGGACACCAAAGAGTAATAATTCTCTTTGAGTTAGGAAGGGGAGAAGAAATCATAGATGTTCGTATCCCTAATAGAAAACTTACAGAGGATGAATTTAAGGAATACAATCTTAGGTCAAATATCCTAAATGGTGAATTTGACTATGAGAAAATATCTGAGTTTTTCTCTGATATCAACCTTACAGAAATAGGTTTTGATATTAATTCGTTTAATGATTTTATTCAATCAGAAAACGCTGTGAAAATAGAAATAGAAGAAGAAGTAGATATTACTCCTCCTAAAAACATTCAATCTAAGGAAGGTGATATTTTTGAATTAATTTCAACACAGAAAGGAATTACACATAAAGTTATCTGCGGTGATTCTACCAAAGAAAAAACTTACAAAAAACTACTTGGGAATGAGATTTTTCAATTAATAGTTACGGACCCTCCTTATAATGTAAATTATGAAGGTGGAACCAAGGATAAACTGAAAATTAAAAATGACAAAATGAGTGATAGTGCTTTTTTGGAGTTTCTTTATAATTTTTATCAAAATACATTTAACCACTCAATGATTGGTTGCCCTACTTACATCTTTTACTCAGATTCTGAGGCTGTAAACTTTAGAACCGCAATGCAAAAAGCTGGATATAAGATTTCAAGTGTATTGATTTGGGTAAAAAATCAATTTGTTTTAGGGAGATTAGACTACCACATGAAGCACGAACCTATATTGGTAGGAGAAATTGAAGATGTAGAGAATGTAGAGAATGTAAAAAAACATCAACCAATTCTCTATGGTTGGCAATCAGAAGGTAAACACCCTTGGTATACAGATAGAAAACAGTCCTCTGTTCTTGAGTTTGATAAACCTAAAAAAAATGCAGATCATCCTACTATGAAACCTATAGAACTTATAGGTTATCTTATCAAGAATAGTTCACAACAAAAAGATATTGTAGGAGATCTATTCCTTGGTTCAGGCTCCACTCTTATAGCTTGTGAAATGAATTGGAGAATGTGTAGAGGGGTAGAGTTCGATCCTCAATATATGGATGTAATTATACGCCGTTGGATAGCCTATATGAAAACAAATCATTTAGGTTTTAAAATTATTTGTAACGGAGAAGAACTTCCACAGGAAAAAATAAACCTCTTTTTAGCAAAAGAAAGTGAATAAGTTTTTTCAAAAGTTAAAGTTTTCTAATATACTGAAAATAAATTGATTATAATTTGCAAGGTTCATAAATATGTTGTTACTTTGCATCGTAGTTAAATGATAATCAATATATTACAATTATGACAGTAGAACAAATTTTAAATCAGAATTCAACTAAAAAAGAAAAAGCTTTTGCATTTTATTCATTAGGTTACACTCGCCAACAAGTAGCAGATTTACTATGCAATGGAAATTATGGTTATGCCCATAATATGTGGAAAAAATGGAATGAAATTCAATCTACTATGCCATTGGACAATGTTTTTGAATTTTTATTCAACAGACGTTTTGGAGTAGAGATAGAATTCTTTGGTGCAGCACAAAGTACTTTAGAAAGAAACTTGAGAGCAGAAGGAATAAGATATGAGTTTGAACGTTATAATCACGAAACTCGTAATCATTGGAAGTTCACTACTGATTCAAGCATTCGTGGAGATTATCCATTTGAAATGGTGAGTCCTATACTACAAGGATGTGAAGGGCTTCAAAGTTTAAAGAAAGCTACTACAGCTCTCCGTTTAAGTAAAACAAATGTAAATACAAGTTGTGGTGTTCACATTCATTTAGAAGTTAATGATTATTCCTTAGAGAATATGAAAACATTAGTTAAAAACTTTTATATATTGGAAAAGCAATTTGATAAGATGATGCCTGAGAGCCGTAGAAATAACCAATATTGTAAAGGTTTATCTATCTTAGGAAGTAAAGACACTTTCTTTTCTAACCTTAATAATTGCAGAAGTGTTCGTGAGATAGTAAGTTTATTCAATACTCGTTATTTAAAATTGAATTTACAAAGTTATCTCAAATATGGTACGGTTGAATTTAGACAACATTCAGGATCTACAAAATTCAGTAAAATCAAAAATTGGATATTGATTTGTGCGCGTTTGGTAGAGTTCTCAAAACAAAACATTGTATTATCAAATTTAGAAACAATCTTAAATGAAGAACTTACAGAATATTTTGAAGAGCGGGTATTGGATTTTGCTTAGTAATTATTATCTTTGCCCCCGTATGAAAAAGGTGATGATAATAGATACAGGAGAAACTTTCACGGCAGATGATTGCCGTGAAATAGTTTCTTCTTTGAAAAGAATGAATGCTTTTACCTATAATTTGGATAATAACACTTACATGCTTCAATATGCCAAACGAGCTGTATTATGGGATAATTTAGATATTAGAGCTACAGATGAAGATGCATTTGTAGAAGATCTAATGAAGAACAATATTATTGAGGTTTTCCCTTTGAAAAACTAAATTGATTATTTTTAACTACTTAAAAAGTCTTTCTTTGAATAAGAGAAAGACTTTTTTTTATTGTAATCTTGCAAGGGTAAAATATTGTTTATACTTTTGTATTTCTAAATAAAACTAACACGAATGGAAACAAAAGAACTAAACTCTTATTTTGGTAATACACTAAAATCACAATTACCAAAAGACTTTGTTCAACTTATAAACAAAGTAGAACAACTAACCCCTGAAGAAAGAGAAATCTTGCAAACCGCTATGATTCGTTCCAGCGAGAAACATTTAGGAAAAATTTCCAAGTACATTTCTTTCTTCTTTTGGTTTACAATCATCGGGGTTGTATGTGCATTTATTCTATTTTTACAAAACACTAAATAGGTTAGTATGAAAAAGATTTTAATTATTATCTCCTTCCTTAATGCTTTCTCTGTTTCAGCTCAGAGTGAAGACCTTTCTAAACCTTACACATTTACTGAAGTAGTTAATGTAACACCTAATCTTACAGCTAAAATGCTGTATACTAATGCTAAAATTTGGTTTACAACAGTCTATAAAGATCCTCGTGAAGTACTCTTGTTAGATGACAACGAGAATTTTATTCTTATGGGTAGAGGTGCTATAAAATATGATAGCCAAATTTTTATTGGTTTTAAAGCAAGAGAAGGATGGATAACCTATGATGTTAAAATAATGTGTAAAGATGGTAAATACAAATATGAATTTACCAATTTTTATCATAAGGGAGTATCTCATTCATTAGGACTTGTTACTAATGAACTTTATTTACCTACTTTTACCGGTGCTTTTGGAGGCTCAGAAAAATATAAAGTAAAAGTAACAACAGAACTAAGAGCTATGATATATTTAAAGATTACATCTCTAATTAATAATTTAAAAATAGCAATGGATAAGCCTCTCCCTACACAAGAAAATTGGTAAACTTTGAAAAATAAAATAAATAACCTGCAAAAATTTTGTAGGTTATTTTTTTGTTCTTACTTTTGCAACGCGTAATCAAGAGCAACACTTGTACAATGTTGCAAGAAAATAATTATTATAAAATATTCCGTGAAGGTGTGTATAGTAGTAATGCTATACAACAAAAGCATTCGTGCTCTTGATTACGCAACACCCACTCACGGATTTTTTATTTCTTCAACACAATGAACGACTACAAAGAAATTCTCAAAACATTACTCTTGCGGTATTATTCTCCACAATTTGCGGGGAGTGAAGCAAAAGCGTATCACACCACCTCGCAGGTGCTCGCTATGGCGCAGGGCGTAATCCCTAACGAACCCATAGACCAGCACGATGTGTACGAGGTACTTCAAGAATTAGGGTTCACCATCGAACTGGTAACAATGCCCGATGATACGCAGGTGTATTGTTGGTGTATGTACAAAAAAGCCTTGCCATAGCAAGGCTTTTTTTTGTCCTTTCACTTTTTTTATATCCGCACTACCTTTGCAAAGTAATCAGGTATCAGGTATCAGGTATCAGGAGTCAGGAGCAGACCCCTAATTCCTGAAACCTATCCCCTAACCCCTAAGAAAAATGGAACCCAAATACAAAGTCAACCCCCTAACGGGCGAGTTACAAGAGTACGTTTTCGAGTACAACGGCATATTAGCCTTGCGCAATTTCACGGCAAAGGTAGAAGATGAGCGTCTTATCCTCCACGCTGCCGATGATGTAAATTTCTCTATCCTCGAAGCCTTAGTAAGCGAGGTAGAAATCAACGGCGTGGTGTACGACAATCCCACCGCTGCTCAAGAAGCCCTTACCCGCCTTACCTTCAATCAAAACCGCCCAGAGCTCCTCGACAAATCGTTAAAGGAGCTTATCCTTAATGCAGTGCAAAAAGTAGAAGGCAAGGGACTTTCGTCTAATGATTTTACTAACGCCTACAAGCAACAGCTTGACACCCTCGAAGATTATGATATAGAGCTTGACGAGAACACAACAGAGCTCAAATTCAAAAAAGGAAATAATGTAATCAAACGCATTTCTCTGATGTTTCTTGACGACGAGGGCACTAAGTTAGTGTATAATAAGGCAAACAAAAACTTAGAACTAAGAGACAAGCGCGATAACCTACTTACCAGTATACCAGTAAGCCATTTTGTAAGCAACATTCCTACCAGTATAGTAGTACAGAATGGGAAGATAAAGCTAATGGCAGGTGATGAAGTAATAGGAGAAAATACAATTTCTTATAACGATTTAGCCGATAAACCCGAATTGAATTTTGCCCCAACTAACCACACCCACAACTGGGGTGATATTCAAGGGAAACCCAATAACCTCGCTACTACTGAAAATATTAAAACAGCAATTGATGGAATACAGGTTGGAGGAAGGAATTATGCATTGAAATCAAAAGAAAAACAAACATCAGTTGGTTATATTGGAAAATATTGGACATTATCTGAACCTGCTATAGTTGGAATACAATATACTTTTTCTTGCTATGCTTCAGTAGAAAATGGTAGACGATTTTGTGTCTATTTTACAGATATGGATGGTCAACAGAGGCAATATATTATCACTGATTTAGTAAATGGTTACAATGAATTTACTATAATTCCAAAATATGCTTGGACGGGACTTTGTGCATTTCACGAAGTGCAAGGAGTATCTCCTTCTCCTACAGCAACCATAGAGAAGTTGAAATTTGAAAAAGGTAATAAAGCAACTGACTGGTCGCCTGCTCCTGAAGATTTAGCTACCGCCGAAGAGTTAATGCGTAAGATAACCCGCGCGGGGTATGAGGTAGGTGCTGATACAGTTATCCCACAAGCCCAGCAGAATGATACTGTATTCGTTAAGGCAAGTTGTACACTTGGTTTGCAAAATATAGAACATTTGGGTAATACTTCTTTCCGTAAAGTATTTGATGGTGGCTCTATTATTTTTGCTTGTGCGGGCAAAAACATTATCTATACTGGTGATAACACTTTTAACGGCAAAAAGGGCAGTACAGCAGTAGTAAGTATATATGATAACGATTGTTACATTGACATAAGAAATATTTAACTATGAAAAACAAAATCATTCAAAAACTTAAAGGCAGTGACAAACTGCTGCACTCTATGGTAGGTAACACAATATTTGTTGTAGCTTTTATAACCGCTTACCTACTCTACTCACTATGGATAGCCTTAGCTATGGCTATCGGTGTTGTGCTGTTGGTAGGGCTTGTCAAAGAACTATACGACAGGTTTATCAAGCGTACTTTCATCGACTGGTGGGACATTATAGCAAGCCTCACCCCCTACCCTCTCATTAAATATATTCAGAAACTATGAATGCAGTATTATATTTTCAATGGGGCTCACAAAATAAAAAACCCATAGATCTGAACGTACTAAACAATGAGTTGAGTGCTAATATCGGAAATATAAAATTCTCAGCGTGGGCATATTTTGGAGATGGAAATGAAGAAAGAGTATCTTCTGAAATAAAAAAAATAGAAGCAATTTTAGAAAATGGTGTTGCCAAAGAACTTAAACTTACTTTTAAATCATTAGGAGAAATAAGCAAAGACTTTACTTCAGATTTTCTTTTTAAGAATTGCCCTTATTTCTATGAGCATTTAGAGCAAACAAAATGGTTGTATGAAGGTAAAGATGTCGGTAGATATGATAAGATAAATACAAAAGATTATCCTTTTACTGTTGAAACAACAACATCAACTTCTAAAGTATATCACACAAATGATTTAATCACCTTAAGAATAATTAAACGATAACAATCAATGGAAAAAATTTTTGTAATTCTTTGGATACTACTCGGTATCTACATTCTCGTACTTCTTATGATATTCGCCGACCTTTGGAGTGGTGTGCGCAAAGCAAAGCGTATTGGCGAAGCACGAACTTCCTATGGCTATAGGCGTACCATTAGCAAAATGGCACAATACTACAATATCCTTATTGCTTGTACGATTGTGGATAGTATGTACGGCTTGCTCTCTTGGTACTTAGAAATCTATTACCAAACCTCATTGTGGCTATTTCCTTTTATCACTTTCTTTATGGCAATAGTACTATGCCTGATAGAAATCAAATCGATACGCGAAAAAGCCGAAGACAAAGTGCGGTTAGACCGCGCAGGACAAGTCGTTCAGCAAGTATTTATCAATCGTGATAACTTAGAGGAAGTTGCTAAAACCATCTCTAATTATATGAATGAAAAAGCTGAACAGTCCGAACCATCCGAAAAATCTCAAACCTCTAATAACGAATAACAATGACACCAAAAGATTTTGTAAAAAAGTATAAGCCTTTTGCTTTGGAAAGCGAAAAGAAAACGGGTATCTCTCACCTCTTCACCTTAGCGCAAGCCGCGTTAGAAAGCCGTTGGGGTGAGCGTGCCGAAGGTAATAATTTCTTTGGTATCAAAGCTAAAGCAACTACGCCACTGCCTAATAAGCAGCTATGGGTTACTAAAGAGGAGTTAGCAGTTCCCAACTCTAATAAATTCCCTGAAGTGTTGAGCATTACCAAGCTTTCTAACGGTAAGTATCTCTACAGAGTAAAAGATTGGTTTATGAAATACATCACACCCGAAGAAGGGTTTAGTGATCACTCGCAATTCTTCTTTATCAACAAGCGATATGCTAAAGCCTTGTTGGTAAGAAATGACCCATACAAGTTCGCTGATGAAGTAGCAAAGGCGGGCTATGCTACCGCTACTAATTATGCGAAAATCTTGAAAGACGTAATCAAAACCATAGAAAAGAATAGCTAATGAAATGTGTTACTTATATTTTGCTTTTTATGTTATTTATCTCGTGTAATACTAAAAAAGTGGTTGCCGAGAAAGTTGCTACGCAAACCTCTGAGCTCGCTACGGTGGGTTCAGAGTTTGCTACATTACAGCATTCACTACTCACTTATCAGTTGAGCACTGTAGGACCCGATACGCCCTTAGAATACACTCACGAGGTAGATGGTAAAGTGGTAGAGCGGATTACCCTCAAAGGGGGTACGCTCAGTGTTGTGAAAAGTGATGAATTTAAAGTGAGTAGTAGTACAACGAGTGTTACCTCCAAAACCTTTTCTTTTACGAGTACTAAACATAAACAAGTACAGCGCATTTCTTTCAATTATTGGTGGTTATTGTTATTGCTCTTACCTCTTGCCTTTTACCTCTTATATAAAAAAAGATGACCGATTATTTCATTACCTCTCAATTCGTGTTGGACCTTTCGCGCATTGCTATCTCTTATCAAGAGGAGAACCCGCGATTTAAGGATACTTTCTTCACTCAGTATTCATTGCCTTTCGATTTCCAAATGAATGCTGATTTGCGCTTGCGTATGGGTAATTATACCGCCCTCAACGCCACCAAACTCAAGAAGAAGTACGATGGTTATCACGTGTTGGATGGGCGCGCGCGTAAAGGTACGCTCGAAATACTATCGGTAGAAGGAAACTTAGTATCGGCACAAATAGATTCAGGATTTGAGCAGCTGCCTAACTTTGAGAAGAAGCTATGTGACCTTCCGCTTTTGCGTAAGCGCATACCCGATATATACGCTCACGCCAACGAGATAGTTGCTAAAAAGTACCCCGAAGTGGATTATAACTTTCCTAAAGTGGTATACCCTAAAGATAAAAGTCAAAAAGGGTGGGAATTGTTCTTTCAGTTTATCAATAATTATGGTTCAGAAGGGTTTATTCGCAACGAGGCTAATAGGAATTACAACATTATGCACCCTATGCCTTACCTGCTCTACGTACTCAAAACAGGGTTTGCCGATGCGGGCTATGAATTGGCAGGCGATATCCTCACCGATGAAGATTTCACCCAGCAGGTGTTGTACAGCAATACACCCTACTACCTCACTACTGCTCAACAAGAACACACTCTCACAGCCGTAGAGCCTACCTACGAATTTGCTACGGCAGGCACGTGGCGGTTAGTTTGTGATAACCAACCGATAAGCGGGCAGGTTGCTATTAGGTTAAAACTCGACAACGTGATCATCCGTGAATTTAGTTTTGAAAAACCTGAAACGCTCAGTTTTACCCAGGTGCTCACTATCGATACAACAGGACAAACATTGGTTTTAGAGATAGAAGGTACTCCACAGCCTCAACTCTCTATGAACCTCAATATCGTAGCCCAACACAGCGAAGACGGCAATGTGATAGAGCAGGTAATCAACCCTAATATAGTAGATCTCAAACGCGCCGTGCCCGATGTTACTTTTGGCGAACTGGTGAAGACGATTAAGAATTGGAAGAATTACGATATGTTTATCGAGGGACACAAGTTGTATATGAACCGTATTAAGGTAGAAGAACGTATACACGCTAAAGATTTCCGCCCTTGGGAAGTACGCGAACCCAAAAAAACATTTCTCACGAAGCAGTCGTACCTCATCAAATTCCCCGAAATGGACGATAACGCCTATCAGTTGCCCGTCGTGCAGGTAACCGCTGATAGTTACCAGGTGCTCAATGCTCAAGAAGCTACCCAACTCACCAATGTTACCGAAATACAAATAGGTGGTTACTGTTTGCCTCGTATAATGTATGAGGGGATTTATACAACTATAGCGCGCAATAGTGGAGAGCAAACAATTGGAATGATATGGTACGACGGCTTACACAACGGACAAAACAATGCAGGTTTCCGCAAAACCCTTACGCCTCCATTAGTAGCTGAGTATTGGAAAGATTGGTATAAGATGCGAATTGCCGCCACTGAATACACGTGGAGCTTTGTATGTAACAAAAACCAATTCCGACACATCGCTTTACGTGATACCATTCTCGCCTATAACCAACGTATGCTTATCAAGAGTATCAACAAGTCCGTGCTTGACAAAGAGCATTACCAAGTAGAGATCACCACAATTACAATCTAATGTACACCGCTTTTACAAGTCTCAATATTTTCGACGACACACGTATCAACGCCTATCTCGACACTATTTACAGTGCCGTTTTAGAAGTCTTCACTACCGAGCAACTACCCGTAGTGTGTGGTTCGGTAGCCAAGGTAATGCAAGGAGTATATTCCGAGAACTACCTCGCCAAAGACATCGACTTAGTGATAGAAAGCTGGCAAGTGCACCGCTATTTAGAACATCAGTTACCTTTGCTATTTCCTAATGATAGGGTAGAGGTACGCCCCGAGCGGGTAATACTTTTTGCTCCTTTCATTGCTATTGAGTTTTGGCGACCTAACGAATCTATACAAACCGCTCTATACAAAAATCTTATAAAATACAAATGCTATGGCTATTAGAACCTATATTGATAAAGAATGTCACTCTACCCGATTGTATACCACCTCACAAGGTGGTTATGAATATGGAGAAGTGTGCTATGAATTAGAAAAACCTATCGCTGATTGGAACATCTCACCAGCTACTATCCTTAAAGAGTGGCATCCCTCACAGCCTATACCTTCTACCGAAAACCTTACGGTGCATTATCCTGAATTGGGATTGCTTACCGTATACAAGAAGTACAAGGGATTTCGTTATTATGCGCGTATTGCTACCAATGAATATGCAGAACTCATTGCCCCTACAGGGGAGGACTTAGAAAACCTTATCGGACTGCAACATAACCTGCAGTTGCGTTACAACAATTTCAGTAAGTTACCTGAAAAAGGCGATGTAAAAGTAAAAGTAACCTTAGGGGTGATTGCTACCGAAGAGAAGAGCGGTAAAGTAAACGAGATAGATCTACCCACCGAGCGTAAAGAGGTAGTAATTACCTTGCGCCGTACCGATAAAGCTACCCCCAAACCTAAACCTAATGAACGCCCAGTACTCAATATGGTGCTCAACACGGCTACCAAAGAACTCACGGGCGATACTTCTTTTACATTTGCTACTGAACCTCTTGATTACTATCACGGAATCAAATTACATCACGACTTTTGGCACAATAAAGGATTAGGAGACTACATCAATTTTGATACAAGAACGGAATGGTACAAGGATCATTCTATCAATACCCCTTTCACAATTAAAGGAATTGAATGGAATAGTATTGGACGCAGTCTGTTTGATATAAACCTAACGGGAACAAAAAACAATGCAACAGCAGTATTCTCGCTCTCCCAGTTTTACAAAGAAAATCCTACTATAAAAACTTTTGCTTTTGATTTAAGTAAAAATCAAACACTTACTTTTGAAAATCATTTTAATATAGACGGAAGGTATATCGGTTTTACTATCAATCTCACTGTTATCAACGATACTACCGCTTTTCATATCGACAAAAAAGAATTTAAATACCTGCTGAAAACCGATAAGAAAGAGCGCGCTGAAGGTACATTTACCATTAAAAACCCTAACCGCCTCACTTTTACCATTAACAACTCTGATTTCTTAGAGGTTACTGAAATTAAAGGTAACGGTGAAGAGGAAGTAGTGGTAAAATTCCGCTCTCAATCTTCCGAACTGATGACGGTAGGTGAGCACAAAGGCTGGCTCAAGGTGAGTTCTTCAGCGGGTAGCGAACAGATAGTGCAGGTACTCATTACCGTACAAACGGATATAACATTCGCTACCAAAAAAGTGTATTTCTGTTTGGATAAAGAAATCACCCGTATACGCCAAACTGACCCAGAAAGCGAATTTGTATCGGTTGCTCTCACAATGGAGTTCAATGGTTATGGACGTGCATTTAGCTCTACTCAAACCTACGATTATGTTTTCTTCGAGGGCGAGGCAACGGTGGATATAGGGCAAGAGGTACAGGACTTTTTCAGAGACATTACTCCCTCATTGGAAGTGAATACTAAAAAACTGCTCAGCCCTAAAGAGATTTTCAAAGCGACCAAGGTATCAGCGGAAATTAAGGAGACAAACTTCAAAGGAGTGGTATTTAAAACGCATACCCTTACTGATTTGCATTACCTCCCTGGCAAGAAGCCTAAAGCATATCCTTACCTTACTCAAAGCCGTTTGCGCTCTACTTACAAGCAAAGTCTTATATCTGTATCGGCACTTACCCAAGAGGTACGCGCACGCTCGTTAGGACAAATAGGCTCTAACCTTATCGACCTTTCGGCTATTAAGGACCCGCTGGCAGTAGCTAATTTCAGTTTCTTGCGTGCTACCGCCGATGTTACCTATGGTACTACAACTATCATCCGTAAGGAAACGCTTAGCCTCGAACCCAAGCCCGAACCTAATGGCACGCCTATCAGTGCGCTATTTCAAAACCAAAACTTCTGTCCCGACTGGTTTTCGTTCGCTGGCGAGTACGAAGCCTTGGTAAGTTACGAGCACACTCTCGCCGACAACGTGCTACTGAGTGAGGACTATAAAGCACAGGTAAAAACCAAGCGCACTTACAAACTCAATACAGGTTGGCTCTTCCCTGAAGAGATAGAAGTATTGTGGGAACTTGTAAAATCCCCCGTGTGCTTCTTGCGTATTGCAGGCGAGTGGCTGAAGGTAATACCCATTACTCAGAAACCTCTGTCCTTTGATAGCACCCGCAACCTGCATAGCTTTGTCGTCGAATTTCAACTATCGTCTAACGACTAACCCCTAAACCTATGTTCACCAATATACAAGAAATCAAGCAATATACTAATGTTTCTAACCGTTTAGACTTCGATCTGCTCAAAACCTATATCGAGGAGGCTCTCCGCGTAAAAGTATATCCGTATATACCCAAGTCTGTTGCCGATACCCTCACACCCCCTTCGGGGGGCGGGGGGCTTAACGCGCTTGAACTGCTCAAAAAAGCAGTAGCCAACTATGCGGTGGCTTATGCTATCCCGTTCCTCAAGGTGAATTTATCCAACACGGGTGGCAACTACT